TGAGGATATTCGTATGATGGCGTACAATTACACTTCACTGGCTGGTCCATGAGATTGCGGTACTCCTATTGTCGGATATTATAAGGGTCGCTTGCAAATACTTGCGATCCATAATGGTGGTCGATATGGTGGTGCTGCAGTTGCTTTGCCGTTGACTTCTATAGTTACAGGCAATGATAGTGTTAAGGATGCGCACACGGATTACGACAATTATGATCCACATGGGAATGAAATTGGGGTGTTCGACTCCAATATTCCAGTTGGGAATTACAGCTATGTGGCGACTGTGCCAGCCACGTGGACTCCAATGACCACGAAGTTAGCACCGACTGTGTTTTGGACTGGCGAGACGGGTGTGGCAATATCACGTAAATCAAAGGAAATCTTAATTAAACAGGAGGCTAAATTCGGGGTTCCCGCCCCTATGCCTCCTGCTCATTTGCTGGACTATGCGTGTGCTTGTGTTGACACATTGTATGTCCAACAGTCTAGTGTTGAACGAAGAGATCTGACGTTGGACGAGGTTGCGCAATTGCTTGACAAGAACAAAGCATCAGGATATGGTTTTGGTCCAAGAAGAAGTTACTATGATGAGAGTGGTGAGAAGTTCACTGAACATTTCAAGACGCGTGTCGAGTGGTATCTGGATTGTGCTGCGACTTGGGATCAACGGATTACACCGGTCATCATACCAAACCTGAAAGATGAAGCCAGACCGATTGCGAAAGTCGAGGCTGGAAATACTAGAACGTTTGAGGTTATGCCGCTTGATTATTTGGTGGCACATATGGTTAAGATAGGTCAGTTCCATAAACATCTGCTTGAGATACAACCGCGATGCCCATCCGCTATGGGTATCAATGTTGATTCTCAAGCGTGGCACGATTTTGGTCTCACTTTCTTGATCCTGAGTTTGTGTATTTCGATGCAGATTTCCAACAGTGGGATGGTAATGTCCAGCGGTGGTCGTGGTTGATCATGAAACACGTGTTTGATAGATTCTATGGTAACGTGGATGTCGCGAGGGACTATTTAGAGTATTGTGTATATGATAGTAACATGGTTATTTGGGACACTGTGTACCACTGTCTGCAAGGTAACAAGTCCGGAGCGTGTG